CGATGCTTCCGATGCCGCAACCAAAACCAATCTCAACCACTACTGGCCGTGTGGTAGTCGTGGTGGCCCACTCATCAGCCGACTTGACGGGTATGGGTATGTTTCTACCTCATGGGACTTCCCACGAGAATACACCTTTGACGGCCCGGTGTGGGCTGACCAAGACGATGACGGTTCGTATGTTGTCACCAACGGTGTGGTCAAATCCACATACGATGCGTTTACCGATGCAACATGCGACTACAACAATGACCCGACCATCACCATGGATTCTACGGCAAAACTTGTAGTCGGTATGGGAGTAAGTGGCACAGGCATACCGGGAAGTGCCACGGTTTCATCCATCACCAACGCTACGACCTTTGAGTTGAGTGCGTCCACCACGGGTGGGTCTGTGACGAATGGCACGCTCACATTCACTCCTGTACAAACACGCACCCGACCATTCGGTTATCGTATTGGCCTACGCCAACCCTACAACAAACCACAATGGTCGTTGTATGGTATGCGTGCATTCCGAGAAGCCGCTGTAACTGGGACAAACACCAGCGTGGGTTATCCACACGGCCCACTTGTGCAAGGCGAGACTGAAACATGGACATACGCAGGTGGTAGCGGTCTTTCCAATGGCACATACCCCAACACTCAACTCGGTATTATGGAACGGCAGACCAACTTCTCCGGTATGCTCGGTGTGGATAAACCCGAATGGCAGGTGCGCTACAGTGATGGAATGCGTATGGCTCGTGCTTTCGGTTGTCCTGTACGCACACTACGCAACGCAAGCGGCGTGCTACGAGATTGGTGGGGAGATGGAGAAGGAAAGGGCATCTACAAGTTGGATGAGGCTGTAGCGTACTATTTGGTGGACTGGTGGGGTAACACCCGTGGTGAAGAAGTACGCCGTCACCCTGTTCGTGGTTTCGGTATTCGCCCTGCGTGGGATGCTGGTGATGTGTACGAATATGACCGCACCGGCAACAAAACACCGTTTGACAGAATCTACAACGGTGGCTTCCCAATCATGAATACGAAAGCGTTGATAGATGCTTCGGGCAACATCAGTGTCACGACGGGCTTTACTATACCACGCTTTGCTGGACGGCTTAACAATGTAAACTCTAACGACGCTACTGAACTTGTGGATGTGTACTTCCCCACCAACGCTCACCGTGTTGGCGACGACGGGCACGGGCGTGGTTTGCGATACCCTACTGCCTTTAACGAGGATGTGTTGACAGCCCTTGACGAGCCGTATCACGCATCGGGTGTTGTGTTGTCTCATCACACCGCTGAGCCGAACATGAACGACGGCTACATCCGTGCTCGCAACGATGTGTTGCAGGCTGACGAGGTGCCTCGTGGTATCAGCGCACGCCTTGACATCGCAGAAGACGGCTTGCTCAAGCCGGAAGCCGTGGTAAGCGACCGTGTAGAAACCGTGAGCGGTGACTCTCCACACAAAGACGCTGTAAGCCGCAGTGCACCCCGCATTGGACTTGACACTGAGAATGTAGAGGGTGTGGATGATAACCTCATTGCCATCAACACCGAGGCTCACAGCCTACACTCCGACCGTGGTGTAGGCCAGCGTGTTATCGTGCATGGTGGTATGCAAGCAGGCTCGCAGACGATTGGCCATTACGACCTCACCGCCCTTGACTTCAGCGGCCAGCCGCAGGGTGGTGCTATGCGACTCTCCCATACCTCCAACTTCAACCCACTCGGCGGTACCTACATTGCAGAAGCCCGCAACTTCGTATCACCTATTGACGATACTGAATGGGGCGGCATTCCCACATCCGGCATGGCGTTGTGGCTCAAAGCCGATAGCCTTGATTTGGCAGACGGGGCGGCTGTAACATCATGGAAAGACAGCGGGCCGCATGGCTTTGAGTTCACACAATCTACTGCATCCAAACAACCAGTCTATATTGCGTCATCATCCAATGTGAACAACATGCCAGTTGTAGATTGTGATGGAACAGACATTATGAGTACACCATTTGATGCTCGCTTAAACACTACCGATGTAACACTCTTTGTCGTTGCTTGGTCGGATGACGACGATGGAAATGCTCAAGGGGTTTTGGAAACATTCGCAAACAGCCCAGTAACCCGTGCTGGTCATTCGTTGTTTATTCGGTGGGATTCAAGCGACAAGTGGCAGTGGAGAGGTGGTGCTGACACTACTTACACTGTTGTAAACTCCCCAAGTAATGCTGTAGTCGTTAATCAAGCAGAATTGGTTACTGGAACCATAGCAGGTGGAGATGGCGCAGGTAGCAACGCTAACTTTGAACTATTTTTACAAGGTGTTAGTGTAGGAAGTAGCACTGGTGCTTGGTATGTGGCTGATGAAGACCCATATGGTATCGGCCATGTAGGTTCGTTTGAATTAAAAGGTAAAATTGCAGAAATCATTCAGTATAATCGGGCTATGAGTACAACAGAAAGACAACAAGTAGAAGGCTACCTTGCGGAAAAATACGGATTCACAAACAATGTTTCACAATGGAAGTCCAGCAACCCATATCAAACCGACACCAACGGGCACCAGCGTACCAACCTCACCGACAAGCGCATTTCCTACATGTTGCGCCCAGTTCGTTTACTGGACAAACAACATGCCGAGATGTTCCGCTCCAACCTCAACTTGCACTCATCAAGCCCACAGTATGGTAGCAACTACTTCGGTGCCACCGCTGGTGGTAAGTACGGGCTATATGTGTACGAGACAACCAACGGTCAAGCATCGGCAGGCTCCTACATTCGTAGCACCAACCCCGACACCAACCCACCTTATGCGCCCGCATACTACATGGACATCAGTACAAGTGACACTGTGCCAATGAGTCAAGGCCCGAAAATCATCGGCACCGCCGCCACGGGCTTTGATTCATCGTTATTGGACAACGAGATTACTCGTGTCGTGATGAGTGAAAACACCCTGCAACACTACCGTGCAGATGCCGCTCGCCGCCGCACCCATCAAGAGGGCGAGAGCAAGGAAGAGCGCATGGATTACACCGTCCAGCCTCGTTTCTCCCAATCCCTGCATCCCAAAGGACATAAAGGAGATGTCTCCTACAATTCAAATGACCATAGTGGTGATGCTTCGTGATGGATTACGATTTTTGTGATTGTTGTTCGCCTGCTGAATTAGCCTTTGCTGTAATGAAGGCCAAAAAAAGTAAGCCATTTCATGGTTATAACCCAAATAAGCACAGTAAGAAAGGTGGACTGAACGCTAAAGGTCGTGCCGCCGCCAAGCGTAAGAGTGGTGCAAACCTCAAACCTCCCGTGACAACCAAACCAAGCAAACTCAAACCCGGCTCAAAGAAGGCAAAGCGTCGTAAATCGTTTTGCGCTCGCATGTCGGGTGTCAAAGGCCCGACCAGTAAAGGTGGTAAACTCACACCAAAGGGAGCATCCTTGAAGCGATGGAACTGCTGAGGTTAAGCCATGACCGTCCTCAAGAACACAAGGACTGGTCGGTACAGCACTGATGCAGATGAGGTCATGACGCATGTGCGTAAGCCCGTGTTCGTGGACAACGCCATTCATCACGGTCGCATCAGCGTGCAGAAGGCAAACAAGGCTAAGGTCACGGTAGAAAAGAAAAACACTCGTAATTTACAAGTGATGCCGCAACGCAATTACCGCATCCTTGAGGGTGAATCGTACATCCAGTTGTCGCATAACAATACCCCCGGTCATTCACTCAATACTGCCCCTTTCTTTGCTGATGATTTAATTTCCAGCACCAACAGCCCCATGCTCATCTACAACGCTGACGCATCAGCGCAACGCCTGTTGCCGCACACGGTTGAATCATCATCGTTTGGTGTGTTGGTAAACCTACGCAACATGAAGGGTAAGACGCTGGATGGTATCGGGTTCACTGGTCGCACTGTCAAACTCGGCCAGCCTGTGGATGTGGGCCTGCGTACCACAGACTTGGCTGTGCGCCTTGGTGAGTCCATCAACAGCGGTGCAACCAGCGTGAACATCTCACGCCCACAGAATGTCACCGCATCATCAGCACGCAAGCATAGCACACGCTTCGTGGGTCAAGACTTCAACAACATGAACCTCATGACCGCTCTGCGCTTCCTTGGCCGTCACGACAGCCGTATGCTCCTGCTTGACCGCTTCGGCAACCTGTTGTACATTCCCATCACATTCAGCGAGGCAAGCGTGTTCGTGGACAAGAACCTGCGATTCGGTGCCAAGACCGATAACCCGATTGAGAACATCGCTAACCGTGTCACTGTGCAAGGCCAGCCGTTGGCTCTCAATGACTTGGTGATTGTCACGGTGGACGATGTAGAAGGACAGGTAGAGGAAGTGCGAGAGGACAGCGCACCTATCGTGGACAACACCGCCCGCACCACCAACGCCGCCCGTCGTGTAGCACGGCAGGTACTCAAATCACGCTCGCTCATCCGTGGCTCTATATCCAGTGCTGGCCACCTCAACCTACTCAATCTGCGTCCCGGTATGACTGTCAAGTATGACGGTGGTAACAAAGTAGTTACTGAGGTTAAACACATGCCAATGAAGAACATGAGCGACCTCACAATGATGAACTTAGATACGGGTATTGAGGGCATCCTACAGGGCGTGGCCGAGGGCAGTAGCGTGGGCGCAAACGACAGCAACCCCGCCACCTATGTGCAGGTGGTGGAACAGAACTTGGCCTTGTTTGGCAAGGTGGAGTTGCGTATCGTATCGGTCGTTAAGGAAAGAGGAGTATTTAACACAGCATACCTTATCGGTGGTGTGAAGGGAACACATAATCGTGGACTGATAGGCGGAAATGGCTTGCCTATTGGAGTAAACAAGACAGTGGAAAGGAGGAACATCTATGCCGATTAGCGATTACATGCGAAGGTTGTTGCTTGACACACTCGCCAGCAACATCAACGAGGTGATTTTGGGCTTTGACGGCACACCAGCCACCACTGACGATGGCTCGGCGGGTCGCCCTGCTATCACCCTTACCCCCACCATCACCATCGTGGACGACACCTCTCTACTCGTTGAGGCCAAACTACCCTATGACACTACATTTGCTGACCAAATAAAGGAGGTGTACATCCAGTTCCGTGATACAAGCGATTTCACGCCCGTGGCTCGGTACACAATTTCCCCTATAACTAAATCATCAGCAAATGAATTAAAAATCCAAATCGCAATTGAGGTGGCATGATGACAGGCAATCCATTATCGGGACATACAGCGGCAAACCACGCATCAGCAATGACTGGTAGCGGGGTCTTTACAGACAGTTTAGAAGACGGTGAACATATCACCAGCCCCTCCCTCACAAACATGCTTGAGGGTGTGCATGGGAACGGTATCATCCTTGAAGAAGACACAGCAGGTACGGCAAGCATTCGTGATAATCCCGAAGACCTACCGGGTGTTTGTGAACAAGTCACGAACACATACACTGTGCGGGTAGCGGGTGGTCACGCAGTGCTTGATGGAGTGTTGTACAAGTTTGCAGGTGGGCCGGGTTCTTCCCAAGATGTGGAGTTGCAAACAAGTAGCCATCATGCTCGTCAAGGGAGCCATACCAGCACTTCAAATTACAGTGCACTGACCAGTGGACAGGAAGCCTTGATTGTCGTGTATGTAAGCACCAACACTGCGGAAGAGTGCATCACATGGGAATTGGGCACACCTGTGGCTACATCATCTAACACCTATCCCACTACACCTTCGGCATTTCTTAGCACTCCTTTAGCAAGTCTTGATGTAAAGCAAAGTGTTGTGCTTGCAGTTCTTCGTGTTGTTTATTCTGCATCGGGTGGCGACCTTAAGTTGTCCATCAGTGAAAGCAATGACAAGCGAGTGTTTGTGCGCCCTACCCCAATGTACCTTTCACCAGTGACCAGTGGGGCCGTAGGTGCTACAACCCCTGTGGACATACACACTGAACTTGATGCTTACAACCAAGATACAGGTAATTTCACCGCAAGCCGCTTTGGTGCGTTGTGGCAATCATTCGGCTCTCAAATTGGAAGCACAACTGCTGGCGATAGTGCGAAAGATGTACTGTACTACAGCGGCACCCACGCCGCCCGCTTTACCCGTTCCGTGTTTGACCGTGTGTTGACCAGCACAGCCACGAGCATTGACATCACCTCGGCTGATGCAAACATCCTCGTGCTAACACCCGGTGGGTCGTTTGCAGTTACTACAAGTGGCCCATTCCCTGCTGGTTACATCATTGAGATAAAAAACACTCATGGTTCAAATACCGGCACCTTCGCACTGACCAACTCTACCACATCAGCCATTGGTGATACCGCTGACGCTGACGGTGGGTATGCACGCTTTGTATGTACGGTGAGCCACGCCACCGACCCGACTTTTGTGCGGTTGCAGTGATTACTCCTCTTCGTCCATTGACGGGTGCAAATAAATACCCTTCAAACGATACGGCTTGAGTTTCTTCACTGATGGGTCAAGCCAAAAGAAGCCACACTTGCGACAGTGCAAGAGATACACACGCTCACTACCGTAGTCAATGAAGCGACCACGAAGGCGGCGAGGTATCTCATACGCTTTGCACACAGGGCACTTCTGCCTCAACTTGTCCATCAGTTTTCCCATGGTATCACTGCGTAGGGCGACGAGCCACGATGTCATCAATGCGTAGAATAGCGTTAGTGACCTCACCAGCACTCAGCACGGCTTGACGCACCAATGCTACAGGTTCAATCACACCATCAGCCAGCAAGTCCCGCACACCACCTTCGGTGACATCCGGGCCAACCGACACCCTACCCTGTAGGATTTCGTGGCGCATAGCGAGAATCGTGTCCAGTGGGTCATGACCAGCATTCTCAGCGATGGTGGCAGGAATGACCTCCAAGGCATCAGCAAACGACTCAATGGCCATCTGTGCCCGTCCACCCACTGAGGCGGCATGTTGGCGCAGGTGCGTGGCCATACGCACATAGGCGTTGCCTCCACCAACGACGAACTGCCCACTCTTCATGACCAGCGAGACAACACCCAGTGCGTCATCAAACCCACGCTCAACTTCTTCCAGCGTGTGCGAGGTAGCACCGTGCAAGACCAGCGTGGCCTCTTCATTCTCTTGTTCGCTACCAACAAATAAATACCAAATATCATTTTTTCTTTCACGAGTAATTGAAACATCGGCGGCACCTTCAATCTCTTCGGGCACCTGCACGATGTCAAGACCGGACATGCGACCCAAGGCACGCATGGATGATTCAGGCATACGACGCACGACCATGATACCGTTCTTCTTGAGGTACGAACACACCATGTCGCTCACACCATCACGCACGAACACGACACCGCCCTTGGGCATGGCATCTACGATGTGCTTTGCACTGGCCACCAAGTCGGCTTTACTTGCACCCTTGAAGGACTGATACGACTTAGCATCAAGTTGCACCTGCACATTGTCCTCAGCCTTCTCAGTCTCAAGACCCGTGTTGATGAGCAACATGCTTTGGTAATCGTTGTCACCTTCAAGCACGAAGTCCTTGTTGACAATCACACCGTTGTACAGGTATGAGTCCTCAAGTGAGCCACCGGGGAACGAAACAACCTTGACACTTTCAGCATCGCCAGCCTTCTCCACTGCGCTCACGCACAGTTCCGCCACGGCATCAAGAGCCGTTTCAAGGGTCTTACCAGTGATGGCGGTCTTGGCTACATGCACGAGCCTGTCACGGTCATCGCTGTCTTGGGCTACCTCATTAACGAGATACTTCACCGCCATTTGAGCGGCTTCGTGATAACCACGGCAAATCACATTGGGGTGCAACCCCTTCTCAAACAGCATCTCGCTGTTGCCGAGCAGTTGTCCCGAAAGGACGACCGTACTTGTTGTTCCATCGTAACACAGCGACTCTTGGGTACGAGCGACTTCTGCAATCATCTTCCCACCGGGGTGGGAGACATCCAACTCTCGCAGGATTGTTGCTCCGTCATTCGTGACGATGACATTACCGCCACCATCAACCATCATTTTGTCCATACCCATCGGGCCAAGCGTTGTCTTGACGGTTTCTGCAACCGTCTTCGCCGCCCGAATGTTGTGTATCTGTGCTTTTCCGCCTTTTGCGCTATCTTTTTCTGTCATGTTCTTCACCATTCCACTTCTATTTCTACAACTTCTCCCGACTCAAGGCTCCTTGAGAGGACATGTCCCTCGGCTTTTCCAAACTGATACAAGTCGTAGGTAAGTTGAGCATCGCTTAAGCAATACTTCGCCACCTCATCATACCGGCCTTCTCTCCAAGCCACGGGTGCATCCGCACTGTTCATCAACTTATTGGTGTTGAAGGTGTGCTTGGTAAGCATACCAAGCGATGTATCCACCCTCCCAACACTTAATGCGGCACTGCGTACCAAGTTGCGAGTATCAACGACAGCATCCGACTTCATCAAGTCGCTGGCTGTCCAGCAATCCAGTGCATCCCTCAGCACTGGTAAGTCAAATGCCTTTATGTTGTGTCCAAGGATTTTACCACCCTTCTCCACATGGTTGGCTAAATCGTCACCGAGGGTGCGTGGGTGCAAGGCTTTCACCTTGTTGTCCACATCCAATCCCTCGTTGCAGTAAATCGTTCCATCGTGCCCGTCCCATGTAGCGACCACCGATGGCTCAAACAAGTGAGTGTTGTGCCACCCACCTATTTCATGAGAAAAGTTCGCAGTTTCAATATCCAGTGCCAGTATGTCGCTCATTGTGCATCGCCTACCTTGCGAATGAACACACGCCCACCGCTCTTCTTGCTCTTAAACAGGGAGCCACCGTAATCCTTGAAGTGTCTTTCGGCGGTGCTCTTGGACACCTTGGCTTTCTCCATGTAGATGTTGAAGAACATGGAGCGTAATCGCCACCCGTCGCCATGCCCATCAATCTCGTAGGCTTGACATTCATTGTAAGCGGCAATCATACCCTCATGAGCCTTAGACTCTTTCTGCTTGTTGCCACCAACCTCAACTGAATCCTCAAGCCATGCGATGAGGTTTTGGAATAAGTCAATCAAAATCTCGTGAGCCAAGTCCACATGCTCCGCAGTGACCTCCCACTTCTCATCAAGGATAGCCATGTGTACTGAGAAGATACCCAAGTAGTTCTCAATGGCGGGAGTAAACGATGCCACAATCTCGGACATGGATGGACTCATGTTTCGCAACAGGTCGTACAACTCATCGGACGCTTGATACAAAGCCGTTTGATAATCGTCGGATGGGGTAAACATCTCCCACATGTGCTCCTGTACAACTATCTCTTTGTCATCACCGCTCATCTCCGACCACTGTGTGAAGGTGAGTTCACCCATGTCAAGTAGGCGGTCACGAATACGCTTGTCTGTATCCTTGAAGTACGCATACAAATCATCCTTGGTGATTTCATTCTTGGGCGGTCGGCCAAAGAATGTACCAAGACGGCGATTGCTTACCTCCTGTCGCTCATCCATGTCCCAGTGGCGATAGTACAACAGCACACGCTGAAAGATACCCTTCGTGAGAACATAATCTTTGACACCCTTTGGTGGGTAAGTGGTAATCCACAACGACACCATTGAGGGACACTCAATTTTGTTTCCCTTCATGTGCTTCACGAGTGTGTTGTTGCCGCTACCCACAGGGTTGCACGCCGTCTGTAGGTACAATACTGTCTCTTGGCTGTGCTTGTTGGGTGTAAGAAGGATGGAACCTTCGTCAAAATTGATACCCTTACGCCCCGCAAGAAGACCCTCTACAGTTTCTACATCACCAGTAGGTTTTCCTTTGTCATCAAGAATAGCGTTGGTTGAGCCAATCAAACCTGCATCAGTACCCGATGCAAACAACTCAAAGGGAATCTCAGCCTGCTCCATAATGTCACTGATAAAGTTCCAAGCGATTGATTTCCCTGTACGGGACGGTTGAATCCAAAAGACATGCACTCGCAAGTCAAGGTGAGTATCACCAGTAGGTAACCGGAGGTATGGTAGTGTAGTTTGTCCTTGAATGAAAAAGAATGACAGCAAACCCGGCATCTCATTCTTCATTGAGGTCTGTGAAAAGTGATGAAGGTAAGCCTTCAAAATGGGGAATCGTTCAACGGCACGGTATTCTTTGAGTAACATGTTCTTCATCCCCTCTTTCTTTGCCGATTTATATACTCAACGACGAACCCTGCGCTCTTGACGCACAGGCTCCTCACTCGTTAGTACATCAACAAGCATCTTTCTTCTCACTTCTCCAAGCCCTTTCACCTGCTTGATGGATTCGGGGAAGCACATCTCCTCAATGTTCCCACACTTCTCAAGCAACTTCTCGGCTGTCTCCTGTCCGATACCCGGTACAGTCATCAGCATGTCAAGGCGTAAGTCATTGGAGGCTACACGGCGTATCGCCTGCGCTCCGTGCTTGCTCGCTGGCTTGTGTAGTTTACCATGCAAACGCACAATGAACGATGCGGCTTCACTCACATTGTTGCAGTAAAACACTTGGCAATCAAAATCAGCCATCAACCGAGCCATTGTGCCTATCAATTCATTTTGCACTTTTGAATATGAAATTTTTGTTCGCCCATTCCTTTTCGCCATGGCGATGTATTTGGCGATGTCGCCGTGTACGACAAGGAAGAAACGCTCGTAGTTGGCATCCATGTTATCCAGTTGTCGCCACAGGTGTCCACTGTGGCTTGACTGAAACAAATCACCTATGCTCTTGGCTTCAACGCACGCCCCACCAAGTTGGTAGTCTCCAACCACCAACACTTGGCGTGCCACGGTTAATCCTGCTTTAGTGGCCTTGCGCTCTACGGATTCGCAAAGCAAGCCACGCTCATTGCTGTCAATTATCAGTTGGGGTTTCATCCTTTAACCTCCATACACCTTCTTCTACAAACTCTACATTCTTCATGGATGAGAGGATTGTGCCTATGTGCTGTCTTGTTGGTGATTGTTTCAAACTGAGACACCCATCGTACAGTGTTTCAATTGAAACAGCACCATTTGTTTCGTAGAGCATTTTAGTTAATCTCTTGATAACCCATTTATTCCTCATTTAATTCACACCCGTACCATCGTAATACTTGCACTTTCCCATACAGAAGCCTTCAGTATATAATGTTGAACAGGTGGCATGAGAGTATCCTGTCATGACAATGCTCCTCACTTGTTCCTCAGTCTTCTCGTATCGGTAGTCCACCCATTCCTGTTGTTCACAGATACTCACGATGTTCCTTATGTGTTCTTCCTTCTCTTCGTTTCCTACACGCCAAGCAGGGAAGAACATACGGAAACGGTCAGCCAAGTACGATGCGAAATGATACCTTGCCCGGTGCGGTGGGTTGCCCCCACCCATGGCCGCTTGAGATAAACAAGGGAGGATGTGAATGTCGTTGAGTGATACGGTAGGCAAGTCCACCGGCTTGAGGTCATAATTGACAGCAAACTTATTTTCAATTAAATTCATCAGTAATTTATTTTCGCCGTGGGCGATGTACCCACTGTGTGCTTCCATACCCTTGTCCATCAAACCGTCAAACGAGAGGGTCATCACCTCTTCACTGGTGAGTGGTACAGACCACGCACCGCGCTTGGCGTTGTACGAGTTGGGTATGCGAATCATACCACTGGTATCAAACATCACAGTTGGGTCGTTACAGTTTAACGGCCCAATTTCTTTTTCCCATGATTTAATCAACACCCGCCCCGACTGTTTGATGCGAGAAACCTCGCTACCACTTTTCGGTACGAGTGTTTCAGCCAACGGAATCCATACATGGAATCCACCACCGCTAAACCAAATGTAGTGTAGGGTGTTGCTACTCATAAGATATTGATGCAGGCGGCGTACCTCTTCCTGTGGTACATCAAACGCTACATCAGCACCTTTGTTGTTAAAGTCCTTGCAATCAAAGTCCATCACAAAGTGATGAATGAGTGGTGTGTTGTAGTCCACACGGTGGTGCTTTGGTGCCTGTGTCGCTGTGTAGCCGTAGGCAGTGAAGTACACATTACCGCTACCACTCTTGCCTCGCCAATAGGATTCTAATTCCTCAGCGTTTTTTACCATGCGCCGCCAGCCCTTATCCCCAGTGCTTGATAACTCAAGCACCTCACGAGGATAATCAATGGGCACGAAGGGCACTACAATCACCGTAGGCTAAACAGGTATTCGTTCAAATCTTTCTTCAAACTATCTTGCGTATCGGAAATGTTTTCACTCTTCATGTACCATGCTTGCACGGTGTAGATGATGTCCAGTGGGCCAACGGTGTGTGGTGTTTCACCAATACCGCTGTCCATGAATTGATGCAAAGTTGTTTGCCTGTACGACTTTCGGATGAAAGCCGCACGGTTTGGCAAATTGCCTTGCTTCGTCACTTGGACTCGCACCCTGTACTTCTCTTCGTTCACTGTGTCGTTCAACACTTTTTCCAATAGCATCACTGCATTTCTCATTGTTTTTCCTCCATTATATCGTCAAGGAACTCATCAGTTAGTGACCAAAAGGAACAGTGTTCCCTGTGGTCGCACCACGAACATTTCATGCCGTTGCGTTCCAACAAGTCCTCAAGTGTTTCATCTTCTCGCTTCCTACCCATCCATGGGTCGGGAGGGAAGTCCATGTCTATGTGAGCCTTCACCAGTTTTTCAAGTGCCTTCTCCACAGACTTCATCGCCGCCCACTTCTTCTCAGTAGGCTCGTAGTAAATCGTTGGGCCTTCGCCCCCATTGATGCCCCCACCCGGAAACTCCCACCCCCAATGGGTGATGGGTAGGAACTCAGCGTGCTTGCTGTGTTCCAGCATCATTTTGTAAAACGCCATTTCTTTTCGCATGGATGGGACTTTGCTACGGGCTTTGTACTTACCCGTCTTCAATTCCATGAGAGCAAAGCCGTCATCATCAGCAAACAGCGTATCAATGAATCCATTGATGTGAATAGGAATAGCCTCGCCGTCCACTTCTACAAACCGTGTAGCGTGGACATTGGCCTCAACTCCCGTAGGTCGCCATTGCTTACCACCAGTGTGCAGGAGGCGTTGGAACTGCCACTCAGTCCACTGAGCAATCTGCTCATCCTCACCATAAATGTAAGGTTCGGGTGGTGTAGGGATAGCGGCGTAAAACAATTGGCGAGCCTTGGGTACATCATCAGCCAGTGCCAATACCTCAACCTCTTGTTCAGTAGTGAAGTTTGCCCAAAACCATTCCATCATGTCGTGGACATTCAACCCACGAATGTGGTGAGCGA